CCCGTATCGGGCCGCACCTCGGGTGCCCGCTACCACACCACGGGCGATCAGGTCCTCGGTACGGTCACCAAGTTCAACGAGCGCGTCATCACCATCGACGACCTCCTGCTGACCGACTACTTCACCGCCAACATCTACGAGGCGATGAACCACTTCGAGACCCGCTCGGAGATGACCAAGCAGCTCGGTGAAGAGCTGGCCCAGGCATACGACCGGAACGTGGCTCGCACCATGATCCTGACGACCCGTATGTCGAACGTCGTGGACAACCTCCCCGGTGGCGGCAAGATCGTCAACGCGGCTCTGCTCACGGACAGCGACAAGATGGCTGCGGCCTTCTTCGACGCGGCTGCTGCTCTGGATGCCAAGTACATCCCGGCTGAGCGTCAGGCTGCTCTGAAGCCGGTGCAGTACTACGCCCTGGCCCAGAACACCAAGGTCATCAACAAGGACTGGGACGGCAAGGGTTCCTATTCGGACGGTAAGGTCTTCAAGATCGCGGACATCCCGGTCTTCAAGTCGCTGAACCTCCCGAACGGCACGACCGTTGCAACCGGCCCGACCAAGTACCAGGGCGACTTCACGGCAACTGCCGGCATCATCTTCAACAAGGGCCTCGCTGGCACTGTGAAGCTGCTCGATGTCGCTATCGAGAGCGAATACATGGTCTCGCGTCAGGGCACCCTGATCGTCGCCAAGTACGCTGTCGGTCACGGCGGTCTCCGTCCGGAATGCGGTCTGGAGCTGGCTACGGCCTAATCCACACCCACCACAACAGAACCGGGGCTCCTTAGGGGGCCTCGGTTTTTTTCGTTCAACTCTCCACTGGAGGACAAATGGCCAACGGCCTGACCCCACTGACAGAGCTTGAGGCGATCAACGAAATCCTCGCGACCAGCGCCGAAAGCCCTGTGTCGACCCTTGAGGAGAACCAAGTGATCGACGCCTCGCTCGCCATGAATACCCTTCGGGCTACCTCGGTCGAGGTCCAAACCGTTGGCTGGAATTACAACCGGGAAGAAGGCGTTCCGCTGACCCCCGACCAGAACGGAGAGGTCATCCTTCCCCCGAACGTCCTGAGGGTCGATACCTCGGGCGAAAGCGCAGCCACCAACGCTGTGCAGCGCGGCTCCCGTCTCTACGACAAGGGCAATCGCACCTACCAATTCACCGGCAACGTGACGGTCGATTGGGTCCTCGGGCTCGCCTTCGAGGAACTCCCGTCCACGGCTCGCCTCTACATCACGATCCGCGCCGCTCGCAAATACCAGGACCGCTACTTCGGTGACCAGTCCACGCACTCCTATTCGGCACAGGACGAGCAGCTCGCTCGCGCCGCGATGATCGACGAGGAGATGGACAGCAACGACGCCAACATGCTGAGCGACAGCCAGTTCATGATCAAGCTCAGGGGCCGCAGCTAAGTGGCCAAGGTCTCTGGCTCGATTGCCAATTTTGCCAACGGTGTCAGTCAGCAGGCCATGGCCTTGCGTCTGGCTACCCAAGGCGAACTCCAGACGAACGCCTACTCCACCATCGTGGACGGCCTCAAGAAGCGCCCTCCGACACAGCTCAGGGCGAACCTCGGGGCTGCCATTTCAGGCGACGTCTTCACCCACACAATCAACCGTGACGCCTTTGAGCGCTATGAGGTGATCCTCACCCCGGCCTCGATCCGCGTCTTCACCCTCGGCGGTGAGGAGCGGTACGTCAACGCGCCGGCTGGCCTCGGCTATCTGGCCTACGACAGCGTGGCCTACAAGCGTCCCCCGTATCGAGCCCTGACGGTTGGCGACTACACCTTCGTCACGAACCAGACGGTCAAGACTGAGCTGGACCCTTCGGTGATCGAACAGGTGTCCCCGAGCGAGGCCATCATCAACGTGCTGGCCGGCAACTACGGCAAGACCTACTCGATCAAGATCAACAACGTCGAGGTCGCTCAGTATCGCACCCCGGATGGCCAGAGCGCGGCGCAGAGCCCTGCTGTGGACGTTTCATTCATAGCCCGCAGGCTCGCCACTGGTGAGACCGTAGCGATGGAAACGACGGTCAACGGGCAGGCCAACGGCAACTGGACATGGAAGGTCACCGACACCGCTCTCTCGGCCAACGGCATCACTGCCGGCAACGGCTGGACGGTCAAGGTCTTCAAGTCCACGATCTACATCAAGAAGGACGACGGCACAGACTTCAGCATCTCCTGCGACGACGGCTACAACGGCAACGCCATGAAGGCGCTCCGCAAGACCGTGCAGGACTTCGCGGACCTCCCGGCCTACTGCGAGGACGATGTCGCCATTGAGGTGACCGGCTCTGTCGGCACCGAGTTCGACAACTACTACGTTCGGTTCGACCGGCAGGACGCCAACTCCTCCATCGGCGTCTGGCGGGAAATCCCCAAGCCTGGGATCACCAAGGCGCTCAAGGGTTCCACGATGCCCCATGTCCTCGTTCGCGAGGCAGACGGCTCTTTCACCTTCAGGGCTGCCGATTGGGACCAGCGCAAGGCAGGCGACGACAAGATCGCTCCCGGCCCCTCGTTCGTGGGCAACTCGATCAACGAGCTGCTGTTCTTCAAGAACCGCCTCGGCTTCCTGTCCGACGAGAACGTGATCCTGTCCCGAGCGGGCAGCTTCTACGACTACTGGCGCTCGACCGCGACGGCGCTCCTCGACGATGATCCCATCGACGTGGCGGCGACCGACAACGGCGTCTCTGTGCTTCGCAGCGCGGTGGCATCGTCTGACAGGCTGGTGCTGTTCGCAGACCAGACGCAGTTCACCCTCATGGGCAACGAACTGCTGACCCCGAAGACAGCCTCGATCCGTCCCTCGACGTCCTTCCAGGCGTCCCGCGTGGCTCGCCCCGTGCGCGCCGGCAACTCGATCTTCTTCCCGGTCGACCGTGGCCAGTTCACCATGATCCGCGACTACAGGATCGACGTGAACAGTGGCATAGCGGACGCTGCGGATACGACAGGGCACGTCCCTCAGTACATCCCCGGCACGGCCCTTAAGATCGCAGGATCGACCCATGAGGACATCCTCGTGGTGCAGGCTGATGGCGACCCCGCCGCGCTCTACGTCTACAAGTACTACTGGTCGAACGATCAGCAGCTCCAGGCGAGCTGGTCCCGGTGGACGTTCCCCGGCGTGACGGCAATCCTCGACATCGCCTTCATCGACAGCCAGCTCATCATGATCGTCAATCGTGGCGATACCGCACACATTGAGGTCATGGAAATCCAGCCCGGTGGTGTCGACGCTCACATGCGCTTCGTGGTCAACCTCGACCGGCGCTTCAAGATCGACGCCTCCATGGGACGCTCCTACGACCCCTACAGCGACCTGACGATCATCCCGATGACGGAAGACATCACGGTGGCTGATTACGTCTGTGTGACTGCCGGCGATGCCGTGACGGTCATGGAGCCGGGTCTGGAGATCAAGATCGTGTCCAGCACCCCCACGCTGGTGGTCCTCCAGGGCGACCTCAGGGGCGTCTCGCTCTACTTCGGGACGAACTACGAGATGCGCTACAAGCTCTCCACCATCTTCATCCGGCAAGAGAGCCGTGCGGGTGGTGTGTCGGTTGTCACCGAGGGGCGTCTGCAGCTTCTGCAGCTCCTGCTCCAGTTCTCCAAGACGGCCTACTTCCGGGTCGAGGTCACGCCGATGGCGCGGGAGACCAGAGCCTACTTCTCGATGGGTCGCCTCATGGGTGATCCGAACAACATGGTCGACGTGGTCAATCTCAGCGACGGAGCCTTCAGGGTTCCGCTGTTGTCGAAGAACGACCGGATCGCCATCGAGATCGTGAACGACAGCTACCTCCCGGCCTGCCTGCTCTCCGCAGAGTGGATCGGCAACTACGTCCAGAAATCAACAAGGATTTGATGATCACAATTCGCAGGGCCAAGGTGGCCGACGCTATCTCCCTGGCCCCGCGATTGAGGTCAGCAGACAAGGACGAAATTAGAGCAGCCTTGGGCATGACGCCTGAGGCTGCCCTGCCTCTGTTCATTCAGGGGAACTACGTGTGGGCCGGCGTCGAGCCATCAGGAGAAGTCTTCGGGCTCTTCGGGATCGACCCAGTCCACAACAGTCCCCACCTCGGGATTGTCTGGATGGTCTCTTCCCCGGCCATCATGAAATACCGTCGAGAGCTGATCAGGCTCGCCCCGAAGTGGCTCAAAAGGCTGCACCGGGTCAGGCCCCTGATTGGCAACCACATCGACGCCCGCAACACCACGCACATCCGCTGGCTCAAGCGCATGGGTTTCTCGTTCCTGAGGACCCACCCTGAGTTCGGCGTCGAGAAGCGTCCCTTCCACGAATTTGCAAGATTGAGGTCATAACGATGTGCATTGGAGCAGTCGGAATGGCTGTTGCTCAGTTTGCCCTGTCCGCTGCCAGCACCGTCGCCGGCTTCGTCGGCCAGTCGCAGCAGGCTGAGGCACAGCAGCAATACTACAAGAACAACCGTGACGCCGCGAACAAGGCTGCCGTCAACACCTACGCTGCCAACCAGAACCGCGCCCTACAGGAACGCAAGGCTGCCTCGCAAGAGACCCAGCAGTTGCAGACCGACGCTATGCGCGCGAGGGGCACCGCAGAAGTGGCTGCCGGCGAGGCTGGCGTGACTGGTCTGTCTGTAGACAGCCTGATTGCCGACTACTACGGCCAGCAGGGGCGCTACGAGCGGACCCTCGACAACAACTATCAGATGCAGGCCGACTACCTCCGTGGGGAGATGGACGCCACCCAGGCTCAGGCCGAGGGTCGCATTAACTCGGTACAGCAGGGCCAGAAGCCATCGTTCGCTGACGCAGCCATCCGTATCCTGGGTGGAGGCCTCGACGCTTACGGCGGGTATCAGCGCGCCAAAGCAGCAGGGGTAGCATAATGGCACAAGGAAGAGTTCAAGCACCGGACTTGCAGTCGAACGTCAGGCTCACGCCGGCACCGATGCAGTCCGACACATACGCCCCACCGCCACAGCCGGCCAAGAACGAGAACCTGTTCCGTCTGGCTGACGCCCTCAGCTCCTTCTCGGGCTCTGTAGGGAACCTCGTCGGTGTGGTCGGGCAGAAGTCCAAGGAGGAGCGCCAGCGCGAAGAAGCGGCGTTCCAGATGCACGTCGCCGGCCAGACCCTCGGGGACACCCGTAAGGAAATCCAAGCGGGCCGCATGATGGTCTCGGCTGACAAGATACAGAACGCCTCCAACCAGTCCTACTACGGGACGAAGTGGGCGCAGGCGCTTGCAGCCGACACTGACACCGAGCTGGAGACGACCTTCGATTGGGACAAGGGGAACCCGGAAGAGTTCCTCGCCAAGAAGTTCCAAGAGAGCATCCAGGCAGAGGGCAACCTCACTGACCCCAACGCTGTGGCCGCTGCTGGCCGCGCCTGGGACAGCTACAAGAACTCGGTCCTCACCAAGCAGCAGGACTACCGAAACAAGAGACAGGTCCAGTCGACCGTCGATACGGCCTTCGGCGTCATCAGCGACAAGTCCAACGAGTGGATCAAGGCTGGTATGGAGCCGGCCAAGTTCGCCGCGAACCTCAACCAGATGCGCAAGGAATTGGGCATCAAGGGTTCCCTCGGGGCCAACGAAGAGACGCTCGATCAGGAGTACCTCAACGCCGCCGCAAGGGTGGCTCAGACGAACCCCGAGTACGCAGTGGCTATGCTCGATGCCGAGTACGACGGACGCTCTGGAAAGACGTCCCTGTCGGCTCAGCGGGCCTACCGCGACCGCGTCCTGCAGATCAAGGCCGAGGCTGCCAAGGCGATTGGCCTCCGCAGTGACGCCGAGCAGAAGGCTTCCATGGCCGCGTCTGCTGACGATCTTATCGCAGCGGGAAAGGGTGACCAGATCACTGACACCCCGTGGTTCGACCACAAGGGCGAGCAGCACAACGAGAGCGGCGAGACGATCAAGAAGGAGGCCTACCAGCGCTTCCTGATCAAGTCCCGCGACACCGCTGCAAAGGACAAGGAGACTGGCGAGCAGACCCTGGCTAGGGAGCTGAGGGTCGCCAACTCTTCAGGCGTCGAACATCCAGGCCTCAAGGCTGAGGTTGGTGGCATCTTCCAGGCCGCTTCGGTGGACATGACGCAGGACCCTCAGGGGATGGATCGGGTCATGCAGAAGATCAAGACCGCGCAGTGGCTCTACAACAACTCCAAGAACACCTACATGGCCTACACCAAGGAGGAAGACCGGGACTTCATGGAGAGCTTCATCCAAGCCAAGAACGATATGCCCGGTAAGGATGGACGCCAGATGTCCGATCAGGCTGCCCTGGAGTTCGCCATCAGGACTTCCCAGCCGGTACAGGTCGACGGCCTGAACTTCACCAAGGCTCAGAACGACGCCATTGACGCCGCGACCAAGACCCTGGGCCGATCCCCTGGCTGGTTGTGGGGTGAGAATGACGCTGAGCCTGTCAATTCCGCCGCAGCCCAGCAGCGTGTCGCCTCCATGGCCAAGCGCTTCGTGCGTGGTGGATGGAATGCCGACAAGGCTATTGAGGCTGCCAAGGACTACGTCAAGCGCACCTCGACGACCTACAACGGCGTCCTGCTGGAGACTGGTTCGATGGTCCTGCCCGACAACTTCAAGCCGGCCATGGACACCATCATCTCGGACTTCGTGAAGGAGAACCCCAGGGTTCTGCCGACCCACGACATCTCAGCCGGCGACATCTCGATCATCCCCATCGGGGACATCAACCGTTCCAACGGGCGGTTCATGCTGGTCAGCAAGGAAGACGGCAAGATCATCCCGATCATGGATGACAGCGGTCAACCCCACTTCGTCACCCTCACCCGCGTCAGGGAAGTTGCCAAGATCGCGGACGCCGATGCCACTGCAAAGGCCACCAATAGCGTGACCCTTCAGGGTGCCGCCCGAGCCCGTGGTCTGGTCTCCGCGTCTGACGGTCGATACGTCGATCCCAAGACCCGCGAGTACTACGACATCACGATCCCAGAGGCCGGTGGCGCTCCGGTG